ACCGATTGGGCATTAGTCGCTCTTTGGGTTGTTGTTGCCGCCGCCCTTGTGGTGGTTGCCCTCGATCTTTTTGTTTGGAGACCATAAATGAACGCCGACCAAATCATTGAAACCATGCGTAGCGTTGCTGAACGACAGTACGCAGGCGAACCTGCCCAAGACCGCCTTGCCTACCACGTTGGTTTGTTGGAATCCCGCCTGCGTGAATACATCTACCAATTGGAAAGCATTCAAGACGAATTGAAGCAGTGTCAGCTTGATTTAATTGCAAAGGAATCGGAATGAAAATGATTACTTATTCTTTGATGTGCTGGCTGGCGGTTATATCCGCAGGCTGTTCAAGTATGCCAGGCTACTCGCCCAAAGCGCCCGACCAAGAATTGATTGTTGACAAACAAGTCCAACCAATGGGGCGAAATGAAGTTATTGATGCTGTTCGCCAATGCGAATCATCAGGACTTCGTGCCATCCCTTTGTACGCCAAACGCAAGATTGGTGGTTACACAGTTGAAACCGTGGTGGAAGTCACCTGCGGCCCTAAATACGCTTACTAAGGAAAATCATGGAAACCAAAGAACTGATCGAACGTGCATTCCAAAAAGAACCGCCAATCGGCAAACAAATCGCCGCAGCCTTTGTTAAGGCACAAAAAGCGTTTGGCCCTGCTTTAAAGACCAGCACAAACCCGCATTTTCGTAGCAAGTATGCTGACCTATCCAATTGCATTGAAGCGGTCATAGGCGCTTTAAACGATAACGGGATTGGCTTAATGCAACGCACCTATGAATCCAAAGATGGCGTGATGGTTGAGACCATTTTTGTCCATGAGTCGGGTGAAGTCATGGAATGCGGGTTGCTTCATGTGCCTGCCAGCAAACAAGACCCCCAAGGTTATGGCTCGGCTTTAACCTATGCCCGTCGGTATAGCCTTTTAGCCGCCACTGGTCTTGCGCCCGAGGATGACGATGGCAACAGCGCCAGCCGCCGTGCGCCAGTTGAAAGCAAAGTGGATGCGGGTCAAATGACCGACCACATTGCCGCCATTGATGCCAGTGCCAACAAAGAGGAATTACAAACCGCTTATGCCGCCGCTTACGCCGCTTGCGAGGGCGACCAAGTATGGCAAGCCAAGGTAATCAAAGCCAAAGCTGACCGTATTGCAAAAGCCAAAAAGGAGAAAACAAATGCCTGATATGTTGGACAAAATGACCCTGCGTGATTACTTTGCAGCCAAAGCACTGCAAACCATCTTGGCGGCAGGCGGTGTAATCGACCCCGAATATTTTTGGGAAAACGCTCAATTGGCTTACAAACAAGCTGATGAAATGATGGAGGTTAGAAATGGAAATTGAACAACGCTCAGATAATTGGTTTGCCCAACGATTAGGCAAAGTCACCGCCAGTAGGGTGGCAGATGTAATTGCTAAGACCAAGACGGGTTACAGCGCCAGCCGTGAAAACTACATGGCGCAGCTCGTAGTGGAACGCTTGACCCAAACCAAAGCAGAATCCTACATAAACACCGCAATGCAATGGGGGACAGATCAAGAACCATTTGCACGGGCGGCTTATGAGGCGGCACAAGGCGTTATGGTTGAAGAAGTAGGGTTTGTAGCGCATCCCACAATTGATATGGCTGGCGCTTCGCCTGATGGCTTGGTGGGGGATGATGGCTTGGTCGAGATCAAATGCCCCGAGACCAAGGGCATGATTGAGGCGTTGCTTACCAAGAAAGTGCCTGGCAAATACTTCACCCAAATGCAATTCCAAATGGCTTGCACTGGCAAAAAATTCTGCGATTACGCCGTATTTGATCCCCGAATGCCTGCTAAGGCTCAATTGTTTGTCACCCGTGTGGCTCGGGATGATGCCTATATTGCCGAAATTGAGGCAGAAATTGTTAAATTCTTAGCCGAGGTCGAATCCCAAGTTCAGCAACTTAATCAAATTATTGAAAGCAAATAATGTCCAAAGTCAAAAAAGAAATCACTGCCATTGTGGGTCAGTACACCAACAAAGACGGTCAAACCAAAAACCGTTATCAGCGCATTGGCAGCATCATTGACACCCGTAACGGTGAAATGCTCAAGCTGGATGTAATCCCTCTTAAGGAAAACGGTTGGGATGGTTGGGCGTATTTAAACGACCCCAAGCCTTACGAAACCAAGGGTTTGCCCTCTGATGACGATATGCCGTTTTAATCATGCAGCTAGATTTCTTTGAATCGTCTGCTGATTTTTTGGTAGACCAACGAAAGAAATGGCGTGACACAATTGAAAATGATGGTGGTCACTGCCCTTGCTGCGGGAAATGGGGCAAGATTTCACCGTTTCCAATGACTGAAATAATGGCTTTGGGCTTACTGTGGTTAAGTCGGGCAACGCCTGATGAGGATGGCTGGATTGATGTGCCAAACCAAGCCCCACGCTGGATGTTGCGGGGCAAAACCTATACCACCATGCACCGATGGGGGTTGATTGAAAAAGCAGACCGCCATGAGGATAAAACCAAAAAGTCAGATGGTTTATGGCGTATAACTGCCAAAGGGTTGCATTTCATTTTTGGCACAACCCGCATCCCCAAAAAGGTTTTTGTTTATAACAATATGGTGGAGGGTTGGTCAGATGATCAAATTTATTTTCAAGAATGTTTTGGCAAACATTTTGACTATGAAGCAGTAATGGCTGAAAATTTTAATTTTAATGCAATTAAGGACTGAAATGAAAACTTGTCCACCCTGCAACCATAACTGTAATGAGGGAAGAACTTGTCCAACTCAAGACATTGACCCTTACACAACCAATGTAAGAAATCAAACGCTTGAGCAAATGGCGCAAAAAATAGAAAAAATGCAAGGGTTTGGGCAAGACACCATCGACAGTTTCACCATTTGGATACGGGAGATGAAAAAATGAGTTTTCGAGACGTAACAGTCAAATACATTAAAGATGTAATAAGAGCAAAAACCATCCATGAAGTTATAGCCACAGAATTGCGGGAAGCGCATTTACGAAAATTGGAAGCTGAGACCGCTGCCGAATATGCGTATTCAGCCATTCAATACAATGACAATCGAATCAAACGCCTTGAAAAACTATTAAATCTTCACACAGAGGAGGGTGACTATGCTTAGTATTTTAATTTCAGTTTCTTTGATGGCGGTGGGTGCTGGCATCTTGATCATTACATTGTGGATTCTTATTCAAGTTTTGTTAGCAATGCAAGACTAGATATTGCGCTCAAAATGGGGGCAATCAACAAGACTTTTAAAATTGCCGCCCCAACGATTCTTTGAGTATAGGCTTTCCCAATACGCACCAATTGGCGCAATTGTAGATTTATCCCAAATAATCTTGCCATCTTTGAAAAAGTTTAAGTCAATGGCGCACCGTTTTAAATGGATTGAATCCATTGTTTTTGATCTTCCAGTTTTAAAATAAATCGCTTGTTGCTCGGGCGTTCTAGCCAATTCCCCGCCAGTGACCACAAATCCTTGGTCGGTTGCAAACTGGATCAATTTGCACATATCCAAAAGGAATGCCGCTTGTTCTGTATTGAGGCTCATTTTTCCTCCTCATCATGAGACAGTTTTACACCAGCCAACAAGCCAATAAACCCACCCACAATGGTTTGAAACGCTGGGCTAATAAGTTTGAAGATTTCTGCGTTATCAACTTTTTCGTCAAACAATCCAGCCATAAGCACAAAAACCATGCTCATGATGACAATACACAAAGTGAAGCTGACCATTATGGTCACAAAAAAAGTTAACTTGGCTTTCATTTTTTGCCTTTCAGTTCAGCCAGCTTCTCGATTGTGCGGCCTCCAAAATACGCACCCATTATGAGCATACCCCACTGCCCGAGCAAGGATACATAAGACTCATTGGCGTTTAAACCAAAGGCTGACATCATGGCAAACAAGAAATACCCGCAGAAAATGGCAATCAGCGACATGGGGCGGATATTCTTGGACAGCCAAGAGTCAGATGCCATATCCGCATTCCAACGGTCTGTGACATTGTTATCCTCGTTCTTGGCGGCATCGGCAAGTAATTGAAGTTCTGCCAATTCCATTTTGGCTTTTTCAATGCCAAGCGCCAATAATTTTTCTTCGTGGTCAAATTGGGCTTGCCGCAACTTAACTACATCCTC